AAGTACGGAATCACGCAGCGCAGCTACCCGAACGAGGACATCCGCAACATGACACTAGAACGCGCAAAGGACATCTACCGGCGCGACTTCTGGTGGGCGTCTGGATGCGACACCGTGCCCGATGCCGTCAAGTTCGACTTGTTCGACATGGCGGTTAACTCGGGCGTGAAACCCGCTATCAAGACGCTACAACGCGCTGTCGGCGTGGATGATGATGGAGTGATCGGCCCCCGCACCATGCAGGCAATGAACGACATGCACCCGGCGCGGTTCGTGGCGCGGTTTAACGGCTACCGGCTACGGCTGATGTCATCTCTGCCCAACTGGCCAGCGTTCGGCAGGGGTTGGGCCAATCGCATTGCCACAAACCTGATCGAGGTGTGACATGAATCCGCTCTTGCTAGGCCCTTTGTTCGACCTCGGCGGCAAGATCATCGAGCGCATGTTTCCAGACCCTGCGGCAAAAGCTGCGGCAGAACTGGAACTGCTAAAGATTGCGCAAGCTGGCGACCTGCAAACCGTCCTGGCGCAGCTTGAAATCAACGCCAAGGAAGCGCAACACCCGTCCATCTTTGTCGCCGGATGGAGGCCCTTCGTGGGCTGGTGCTGCGGCACAGGGCTGGCATACGCCACTATTGGGCATAACATGCTTGCATGGCTTGCAGCGGCGAAGGGCTGGCCTGCACCGCCTGCGGTCGATTCTGATGTGCTGATCTACACGCTCGGCGGCTTGCTTGGTATCGCTGGCCTGCGGTCAGTGGAGAAAGTCAAAGGCGTGGCGTAAAAGCCATCAAGCCCTAACAATTGATTGCTCATGCTTCCCCCTTAAGTGCGGCGTGGCATTTCGCATATTCATCGGGCGTTAGCGCTGGTGCCCACTTGAGCGCAGTCTGGAGCGCATCTTCCAGCGCTTTCACCCGCTCCCGCAGCTTCTCCGCGCCTTCCGTCAGCCCCGCCACCTGAGCAGCCCGCACGGACTCGGCCAGCGCCAGTTGCTCCCGCAGTGCATCAATCTGCGACAAAAGATCGTGTTGCACTTGCCCGAACTTTGCTTGTGTTTCGCGCAGTGCAGCCTTGTCGTCCTGCAGCATCTTGACGGTAACGCGCAGCTTGTCGATTTCGTCGGCGGCTTCCTGCACGTAGTTTGTGCCGTTGGCCACGTAGAGTCCGCGCAGGCGGTCGGTTAGATCACTCATGGTGCTTGACCTCCAGATTGCGGATGCGCGATGCAAGCCATTGGCCTTCCAAATAACGGTCGCACACATTAGCCGCACCCTCCAGCACAAGCTGAGCTATTTGGCGGGAGTAGGTGCGGATCAGGTAGGCGCTGTGATACTCAACACCCATCTCTGTAATGCAGTCTGGCTCTGGCAGCGGCGGCAGGGTGATGGTGGTCATGGCATAGCCTTTCCGATTTCAGCGGCAGCGCGGACGATGGCGCGGCGGGTTGCGGCGTAATGGTCGCCATCAGAATCAAGGTGTTGATGCCCGTCGCGCACCGCTTCCCACAGGTTCAACTTCACCGCCAGCCGCAGCGCATCGCCATCGTTATGCAGAGGACTCCAACTGCGCCAGCGTGTCCCGTCCCCGCCGCCACTCATGTCTTCGTGAATGCCGGTTTCGTCAAGATAATGTCTCGGATATTTCACGCCTTTCACCAGTTTAGGCACATAAATCCCAGCAGCCTTGGCCGCCATCTCCAGCAGTTCGCGGTCTGTGGTCATGGCACCTCCGGGGAGGCTGCGATGCCGTGAGCGGCTTCGATAGAGCGGGCAAAATCACACACCAAACCTCGGGTGAGCTGAGGTTTTTCGCAGGCTCGCGTCCACAATAGCCAGATGTCGTCAGCCGTCAGCGGCACAGGCACAGGGGCGGGAAACCGCATTCCAATGCTTTCGGCAGCAGCTACCAACTCGTCCCGTGTCATCGTTAGGTCGGCAGGCACAAGAGCGGGCTGTGCTGCCAGATGGGCGCGGAGTGTGTCCATCATGGCTCTAGCGGCGTCGGTTTCCTTGGGCCACTTGAACGCAGGCTTTCCACCTCTGTCGTCTGCCCACTTTGCGCCGCATTGGGTGCATATCTCCCATATCGCACCGCCGCGCACGGTTTCTTCGTGCATGCAGATTTGTGCCTCTGCAAACTGTGTGACTTTCTCCAGCGCATCCAGCGCCTGCGCCAATAGGGTGGTGGTCATGGCTTCTCCGGGGATGCTGCGATGGCAGCTTTCATGGCGTCGTAATCACTACCGGTTTCAGCTTTGGTTTTACCGTAGGCTAGTGCCATTTCAGGCGTCGGCTCCACCGGCACCAGCTTCCACCCGTGCGGCACAGGCACAGGGGCGGCAGACTCCCGCTCTGCGATCAACTGCTTGATGCGTTCGTGAGGTGGTCCACTCAGCCAGTGCGCGTCCTCCAGTGCGTCGAAAACCTGTTGGTGCGTGCTGGCTCCAATCATGGGCACAGGGGCGGCAGAGCATCCCGGCCCGTTCTGGTTGTGCTTGGCCGCGATCTTCATGGCATGCGCAATGTCGCCTGTTGCCTTGCGCCTCGCTTCCGTGTCGTCGCGGAAGGCGTACAGCGAATTCTCGAAGTTGCTCGCCAGAGAGTGAATTGCCGTCACCAGTTCATTGCGGGCGCAGGGCACAGGGGCGGCAGACTCCCATCCAGCTTCAAAACCACACTGGAAGTCTGGATGCACGGCGTCTGTGCGGCCACCGACAGACCACGCTTTGACCATTGCAATACCCATTTCATCCTGCACCAGCGGGGACTGCCGAGAGAAAAAGTCGGGCACAGGTGCGGGCTGTGCTGCCAGATGAGCGCGGATGTCTTTGCGTAGCGTGGTGTAAACGGGCAGGGCTGGGTGTTCCAGCGCATTCAGCGCCTGCTGCAATAGTTCTCTGCTCATCCAATCCCCCTGCTCTTGATGTGCTGATGATCGTTAGCCCCTGGTCGCGCAACATGCGCCACTAAATCAGGATGCAGCGGCTCCCACTTCGCCGGGACGAATGTGCGCGGTGGCGCTTCGTTTTGCAATCGTTCGCGGCGGGCATAGCGATATTCCAGACCGAGAGCATCGCGGGCGCGTTTGCTGAGTGCGTGGTTCATGGTCAAAAAGGAATGTCCGAGTCGTCATCAGCGGTGGCACGGCGCGGCGGGGGCGGCGGTGCGGGCCGTGGCGGCGGCGGGCGGTTCGGAGCGCCACCAGATGCAAGGCGCAACACATGCTCGTTAAACTTCTCGCCCCCGTAGACATGACCCCAATACTTCCCGTTTTCCATCTTGCGGGCGGGGTAGGACACAAACGGCCCTTTAGAGCCTTGCACAATCCGGCACCCCTTCACGGTAAGGAATGGGTCTGCCCCGGCTGCGCTGTGCAGATTGATGTTGAACTGGTCGCCGTGGTGGTCAATGGTGATTTCCATCATGCTTTCGGCCTGACAGCCGCCTTAAGTGTTGAACGAACGGTGCTATTCATTTGGTCTTCCATGTAAACCCGCTGATCGGCTTCGAGGTTTGCATCTTCAATCCGGCTGAGTGCCTCTGTGACGCGGCCACGGTTCACAAGCGTGCTGCATTCGTCGGCAAGGTCGCCAAGGTAAATCTTCCAGTCGTCGGGAAGGTCTGCCCCAATGCTGGACCGTGCGCCAATCCTCGGCCCCTTGGCTGCAGGCGCATCGTTGTCGTCATCAGACACCAGCCCAATCAGCGCAGACAGGGCGTAGCGCCTTTTAAATGTGACCTCCCCGCCAAACCCCTGCATGTTGGCGTGTTCGCGGTTGAGGTGCGTTTCAGACTCCACCCACTGCCCCGATTGGTGAATCAAGCGAGTGGTCAGTGCGTCAACATCAACGCCTTGCATCACCGCCAGCCCATTGGCGGCAAACAAGGGCTTTACTTTGTCCATGATGGCATCCAGTGGCGCGTACTTAAACGAATACTTACCGGTCTTCACTTCCTTGCTTCGCTCAATGGCTTCAAGGCTTTGCTGCATGGCAATGACTGCCGGGTAAATCTTGTCTGTTTCACTGCTGGTTTTCATTGCTTATCCAATCTCCATAAGTTGCAAAATCGTATTTCTGCTCCAGACTGCTTGGCGGCAGTTCTTCCTCCATAAAAAGCCTGGCCCTGCCCTTAGGCGACAGCTCCGGCGTTGCAAGCTCAAGCGCACGGCAAAGAATCGCAGCGGTAGCGGCGGCTTCGTCCTCCCGCTTTGCATACGCCCTTGCCCATGATTCCGCATGTTGCAGCGTCAGTCGAGCTATTGCGGTTTCCTGTTCTTCTGTCATGGCGCAATTGTCCCGTCATCACAGGGTTTTGCCATTAGGGTTTTCCCTGACAAAGCAAGCGCATCATTTAACAGTTCGCGCTGCGTGAATCCGCTAGTCAGCCCATAGTGCAAGTCAAAAGCTTTCGTTCCCATGCCGTGAATGCCTGACGCGCCCCGGTGATGCTCGACGCATAGCGGGATCAGCGTCATGTAGTCGCCTTTGCCCCATCCGCCTGCGCGGTAGTGATGCAGTTCGACAGGGCCGGGAACGTGCGGCCCGTGGATGCGGCGGCAAGCCATGCATCCAAGTTCCGCAAGCGCGGCTTTGTGGGCCAGTTCGGCGCGTTTCATGCCGTCGCCTCTATCCTTTCGGCGGCGAAGGCGTTCACCAGTTCCAGCAGATCAGAAAACTCGCGCTTGCTCATCTTGCTGGTAGACAGCCCCAAAGCCACGAAGCCCGTGCCTTCAAGGTTTGGCACGACATCCATGCGTTTCAAACTGGCAGTAAAAACGTGCTTCCAATCCTCTGGCGACAGCTTGCGGCCATGCCATACGACATGCTCCGATACTTCGCTCAGGATCGCCCACAAGGCGGCGTTTTGCTCCAGGTTGCGGCTAGGCTCTGCCACGGTCACGACCATGCCATCAGCGGCGTTCCTGACGGCATCTACAGCCCTTTGCCGTGCCGTTGGGTGCGCGAGTATGTATACGGCCTTGCTCACAATGCAAACCTTTCGTCGCGCAAGCTGTCGTAATAGGCGCACTGGTCGGCTTCTGCCTTTGCCGTCAAATGCTCCTCGATTTCCTGCTCCAAACTCTCAAGCTGCGACTCGCTCAAGCTGTCGGTGATCGTCACGCCGCCATACGTCACGGCGTTAATCTCGACATGCGCGGGCTCTGACGGGTAGCAGAGTTCGGGCGGGCCATACGTCCTGCCGGGGCTGCCTTTGAAGTAGTCGTACTCCACGACAATTTCTGCATCGCCGCCGCGCAGCTCGATAGTAGTGGTGTAGGTCTTGGCGGGCTTTCGTGCCAAGTACGCCCGATCCCATTCGGTCATCATGCTGACCACCATGCGACCAAGGCCAGCGCCATCATCACGCCGATAACGACAGCGAGAAAGACGCCTGCAGCGCGTTCTGTGCGCGACTGTGGGTAGTGGTGAATAGCTTGCCCGCCTGCGACCCATGTGGCGTCTTCCATCGTGCGGGGTGTGGTTACGTAGCTGGATTTCATTTGCTGCGCTCCTTGAGCATTGCGTCGGCCATCTGATATGCGCCCTGTGCAAAGTCGCTCCAGTGCCACATAACTGCCGATGCGCCATCGTCTGCGGTGTAGTTCTTAGGCGACTGAATCAAGCCTTGCATCGCCTTCGCTGCAAAGTAGTCGCGCAGGGTCATGCCGTCGTCAACACTTCCGCCGTTAGCTGTCGGGAACGCTGGCCCGCCGTCAGGGTTGTTCATACGATTTCCTTTCCATATGCCGTTCCGGCTTTGATGTGGGGGCGCGTGTACGTGCGCAGTTCCTCAAAGTCCAGCGCCTGCCGGACAGAATCTGCGGCTTCGTCTGCGTCGGTGTCGCTTCCGTTCATCTTGCGAAGCGCCGCCAGGACGATGGCGATCAGGGCGATGTAGCCGATCACGGCGAGGATTGCGGTGGTCATGTCGCTTCCTTCATCAAAAACGGATAAACGCTAGGCGCTTCCCATGCCGCCCGCTCCTGCGCGACATCACCGGCATTGCGCTCGATGTAGTCCGCGATCAGCACATCACGCAGCGCGTCCACAGTGCCCTTGCCCTGCAGCAGCGCGACAACAGCGGCGAGAGGGGCTTTGCTGTCGATCTGGTAGCGCACGGCTTCAGCGACGGATTGCAGTTGCACCTCCCAGCCGCCAGAAGCAGAGCGGCGCACCTCGGGGACTGCGTGTTCGCCAGGCTTGCCAGCAAACCAAGCGGCATAGGCGGCGCGGATGTTTTCGACCACTGCAATCTCTTGCAGGCGGATGGCTTCGGTTTCGTCTTCGTACATGGCGGGCTCCTTATGCGGAAAGGGTGGATTGCTTCGCGGCAATTTCGGCGAGCGTTGCGCGGATCTGCTTTGCCAGTGCTGCATAAGCGTTGAATGTCTTGAGTGGCATCGCATTTGGTCCAACATCAACCGCGTTTTTGTCGCTGTTGAACTCGGCGTCGGCAAGAATTTGGCGGGCCACATCCAATGTCACTGCGCACAAGCCTTCTCCGACATGCTCTGGAAGCCAATCGGGGCAGCGGTTGGCGTAGTCGTTGTCTACCGTTGGGCTGATGCGTACCCATGTCATCGTTTGCGCTTCTGGTTTGCTCATGCTGTCTGCTCCTTAGTGTGGGTGGTTAGGCTGCGAGGGCGGCGGCGTGCTTTGGCGCCACAAAGATCAGGAACGCGGGGCCGACACGCTTGCACCAATCAGCCGCACCCCAGATGTCAAAGTTTTCGCCAAAGTTGTCAGGGTCAACACCCTCAATCACGCGCCACGGGTCCATTCCCCATTCCTCCGCTTCTTGCTTGAACAAGTACGCAGGCGCATCGCCGTTGAGGTCGCTGCTGGCAAACACATCAACACGCACAGCTACACGGCCAGTGCGCGGGTCAATGTCGCCTGCTTGCTTGGGGAATGTTGCGTTGTCCATGTTTTGCTCCGGTGGGTTGTTTGTTGCGATGGGTGAATTCTGCGCCTATTAACTAGGGCATGCAAGTCCTTTTTGAAATGACCATGCAGATTAGTCGGGTTTGCACTTCCTAGGGTTTTGCTGTCACAATCTGCGTATGACCATGAAACAACTTCGCGCAATTCTTGCCCGCGCAAACCTTAGTCAACTGGCAAGACAAACCGGCATCAACGTGCGGACGTTGCGGCGCATCAAGGCGGGTGAAACCGCTGATGTGAAGCTGTCTACCGTTGCGGCGATTGAAAAGGCAACGTCATGATAGACGCCTTCACCCTAGCAGACCTAGAAGCCCGCGTAAAAGCGGCAGATGCTCGATACGGCACATTTGCAAGCACGCACGAAGCACTCGGGGTTGCGGCGGTATGCATCCGGTTGGCGATGCAGATTGAAGACCCGCGACTGGCGATGAGGAGCGTGAAGTGATTGAACTTTTTGAGCGCCCCGCTACGGCAGATAGTTTGCTGCAAGACATCAAGCCTCTATTGTTTGACATGGGACAGTTGCCGCTTGACCAGCGCATTGAAGCAATCAACGACTTGCGGGCAATGATCCACGCTATCAGCCCTTTCAATTCCGAGCCGGTTGATTTTGTGCGCTGGGTGAAAGCCACTGCCGTGCATGCTAACGACTACAACCCGAACAGCGTAGCGCCGCCCGAAATGGAACTGCTTCGGCTGTCAATCAGCCAGGACGGTTACACACAGCCCATTGTCGGCATGGATGCAGATGGATCGGTTGAAGTGATTGATGGTTTCCACCGGCATCGCGTCGGGAAGGAATGCGCCGACATTCAGGCCCGCGTGCTTGGTTACCTGCCTGTCGTGCAGATACGCGCAGACCGCACCGACAAAGACGCCCGGATGGCCTCTACGATTCGCCACAATCGCGCCAGAGGCAAGCACAAAGTAGAGGCGATGTCCGACATCGTTATTGAACTGAAGCGGCGCAACTGGAGCGATGAAAAGATTGCCAAAAACTTGGGCATGGATGCGGATGAAGTGCTAAGGCTTTGCCAGATTACGGGGCTTGCCGAAGCCTTCAAAGATCAATCATTCTCGGAGGCGTGGGAAGTTGATCGCGGCGAAGCTGGTGCAGGCGAAGTTATCACCGATGTCATACCTGATTTTGAGGCTAACGACAAAGGCCGCGTCTATCACACATGGGAAAAATGGGAGTGCTATCGGGCGGGGTTCTATGCCGAAAGAATGGCAGACATGACCGCAGAAGAAGGCGAGGAAAAGTACCGCGAGTTTCTGTCTGACTTGGGCCGGTTCTCTGCCGCTTTGCAGATTGTCATCAGCGAGTGGAAATTCTCTTGCGAACACTATTTGACTAACGACCGCATGAACCGTATCGCATGGCTTGGTCAAGCTGCAGTCGCTCAGGCAATGGGCATACCGTCATTCTGCCGTGGCGGCTATCACCGGCTGACCGAAGAACAGCGCAACGCAGCGGACATGCTGGCGCTGGAATACCTAAACAAATGGCTTGTTGCAAATGGCCGTGCTACGGTTGATTACGACAAGGCGGGCGGCAGAACAGAAGCGGAGTTGTACTGATGTCGGCTATCAAAAAGCGTATCGGTGTTGATGTGCTGACCGCTGCGCGTGAACGCGTGCGCTATGCCTTTGACCATTTTGAGGCCATTTACGTGTCATTCAGTGCGGGCAAAGACTCTAGCGTCATGCTGCATTTGGTCATGGATGAGGCTATCAAACGTAAGCGCAAGGTTGGCGTACTGCTGATTGACCTTGAGGCGCAATACAACTTAACCATCAAACACGCCGAGGACATGTTCCGCCTGTACGCCGATCACATTGATCTGTATTGGGTGTGTCTTCCCCTGAAACTTCGTAACGCGGTGAGCAATTATGAGCCAGTCTGGTGCGCTTGGGACCCTGACAAACGGGATGACTGGGTTCGTCCCATGCCGAAAGGATTGGGCGTCATTTCCGATCCATCGTTCTTTGATTTTTTCCAACCGCGCATGGAGTTTGAAGAGTTCATTGAACTGTTTGCCGTCTGGTATGGAAAGGGCCGAAGCACTGCCGCCTTTATCGGAATTCGTGCGGATGAAAGCCTAAACCGCTTTCGGACCATTGCGGTATGGGGCAAGGATACGCACTTTGGCAAGCGCTGGACGACAAAAGTTATTGACAACGTTTACAACGTGTACCCCATTTACGATTGGCACGTTACCGACATTTGGAAGTATCACGCCGCTTTTCCAAACAAGCCCCATAACGAAGTCTACGACCGCATGCAGCTTGCTGGTGTGCCGTTGCCTCAGATGCGGTTGTGCCAGCCCTACGGAGACGACCAGCGGCGCGGGCTGTGGCTGTATCACTTGATTGAACCGCAGACATGGGGCCGGGTTGTTGCTAGGGTGAATGGCGCTAACTCGGGGGCGCTTTACATTGAAGAGCATGGCAACGTGAACGGCTACAACAAAGTGACTCTGCCGCCTGGACACACATGGCGCAGTTTTACTAACCTGCTGTTGCAGACAATGCCTGATGTGACGAGAGAGCATTACACCAAGCGGTTTAACGAGTGGCTGCTTGGATGGCATAAACGCGGCTACCGTGAAGGCATTCCAGACTTTGCTCCGCGTGAACTTGAGAAAAAATATTGGGCACCGTCTTGGCGCAGGATGGCAAAGGTTTTGCTGCGCAATGATTGGTGGTGCAAGGGGCTTGGCTTGATGCAGCCGAAAAGCGCAGCTTATGCCCGTTACATGCAAATCAAGAAAGAGCGCACGACATGAGCATCTTTGATTGGAACACCGGCCAGCCTTCCATCTTTGGCAACCGGCAGCAAGTTGCCAAAATCAGCAAGAAAACATCTGCAAGCCAAGGTACGCGGTTCCGGCCCGATCCTGTGCCTACATTGCGCAAGAAGCCAAACCGCAGCAACAGTGGCCGGACGATCCCTCCGGTGGAGCGCATCGACTTTGCGGAAGTGCGAGCCTACCGCATGACCGGCAAGAGTTGGGCGGAGTGCGCGGAGAAGTTCAAATGTAGCGTGAAGCACATTCATGAGCGGTCTATCTCGCTCTACCCTGAACTGCGCTCTAAGCACTACGGCAAGCCTGCCGGAAACAAGCCGAAGCCACTGCCACTGCTCGACATCATTGGCGACATCATGGCGGGAGAATCTTTGCGCAGCGTGTCGCGCAAGTACGGCGTTAGCCATGTGTCGCTGCGTTATCGGCTGATGCAGTTGCCGGAAGGCGTGAAAGCGGTACGGGCGGCGGCGCGTCGGTTTGCCGAGAGCAATGCCAAGCTGAAGGCGGAAGCGAAGAAGCGCCGTGAAGTGCAGTAACTGCGGGCGCTGGATGCGAGAGCCTGCGGGCTACGTTTCCGGCGCTCCTGTGGGGCCTACGTGCCTTGCAAATCTCGTGGGCAGGGCAGAGGTGCGGCGCAGTCGGAAAACGGCTGTAGTCGCGGTAGATCAACCTGATTTATTCGGAGACGAAGATGAAAGACAGAGAACTGCTGGAACTGGCGGCTAAGGCTGCGGAGTATCCGATACACAGTGACGCAATGTTTGTGAAGGCTGGCGGGGGCACTGAAACGCTCTACATGGGCAAGAATGGGCCAGCGTGGAACCCCCTCACCGACGATGGTGATGCGCTGCGGCTGGCGGTGAAGTTGCGAATGCGGATTGACGTTCTTCCGTGGGCAACTGATGCAAACCCGTGGAATGCCTACGACACAAACAACAGCGATGCCATCCGCCACAACGAATATCCAGACGATTCATGCGCCGCCACCCGCCGCGCCATCGTCCGCGCAGCAGCAGAGATTGGAAAGGCTATGCCATGACACAAACTCAGCGTATCGGCAAGCTCCTGCAGCGCAAGCGGGGGGCGACATCGATGGAAATCATAGCCTGCGGGCCGACTGTAAGCCCGCATAGGCGCTTGGCCGACCTGAAGGCTCAGGGTTGGATCATCACCCGCGTAAAAGTGCCTGGGGAGCGATACGGGCGGTATCACGGTATCGCGCCTATTGCAAGTTTCCAAAAGTGACGCTAGAATTTCCGATGTCAAGCCTGGCAGCAAGACAACACCGAACCCGTTTAGGCTTCGGCTTTCCGGGGGAGCAATCCCCCTACGCTGCCAGGCGGAAAGCTGAAAACCTAAACGGGTTTTTTGCTTTCAGCGACCGTCAGGGCGCGTTAGCTTATGGGCCGCAAGTGGGGCCGCACCCAGGAAACCGCGAACTCAGTAAGGGGCAGCAATGTCGCCCGGTGCAAATCCGTAAGAGTCTGAGGGGCTGGCCGCATCAAGAAGCCTGGGGACTAACGAAAGTTAGCATCTTGATACCGTTTATCGGTGGTGAATCCTCCCTGAACCCGCAGACAGTGGGTAGGGGAGGCCTTTGGGTGAAATTATCAGGATGGTCACAATGATTCACTATCACGGTACTCCGCTAACACCACGGGCAGAGTTGATGACAATGGCAGGTGAACACTTCTGCGTGTCGTTTTGGACTCCTACGGATATAGATGTCTGCATGGCTATAGGACAATCTGTAATGCTAGACAACGGGGCGTTTTCAGCATTTACTAACGGTGCTCCGTTTGACATTTCCGGTTTTACGGAGTGGGCCGGTGAGCGCATCGGCCATCCGCATTGGGCGGTAATCCCTGATGTGATTGACGGGCCTGTAGAACGCCAGCGAGCAATGCGAAAGGCATGGCCGCACCCGGTCGAACTAAGCGCCCCTGTGTGGCACATGGGCCTGCCGATTGACTACCTGTTGGAGCTGGCAGACGAATACCCAAAAATCTGCATTGGCTCGACTGCGCAATATTGGCAGATCAAATCCCCCGCGTGGTGCGCAAGGATGGACGAGGCATTTAACGCGCTGTGCAAGCGGCGGTTTTTGCCGTGGGTGCATGGGCTGCGCATGCTTGACCTCGGCGGTTCTGAGTACCCGTTGGCGTCTGCTGATTCGGTCAACGTGGCCCGCAACTACAAAGACACCAACACGCCGCCAAAACTGATGGCGAAAAAGATCAATTCCCGCAACAACCCTACCAATTGGAAAGAAAGAGAACTGCAATGCGAACTACTGTAACTGCCGCGATTGTTTACGCGCTGGCGATGACGCTGGCTAACCTGTCAATTGCTGAGTTTGGCAAAGTGGCTGTGCCCATCAATGCCTTTTTGCTAATTGGCCTTGATCTTGCCTTGCGGGATTGGCTGCATGTCCGCATAAAAGCGTGGCAGATGGCCGCGCTGATTGCATTCTCAGGGGCGCTTACCTTTGCACTAAACCCGGCAGCTGGACACATCGCTATCGCTTCTGCTTGTGCGTTTATGTCGGCTGCGTTGGCAGATTGGGCGGTGTTCTCTCGGATGCGCGGCAGTTGGATGATGCGGGCCAATGGATCAAATGTAGCTGGCGCAATGGTTGATTCCATCGTTTTTCCCGCGATGGCATTTGGCGGCCTTGATCCGCTGATCGTGGCGCAGATGTTTGTTGCCAAGGTAGCGGGCGGGGCGATGTGGGCATACCTGATAAGTAAGGTGAGCCATACGCAACACATGCAAAAATGAATGGGGGCTTAAATGCTTGATCTGTTTGGAGATACGGCAACAGTGCCACAAGGGCAGATTGCGAAAGGAATCTTGAATGCCATGCACGGATTTAATGAATGGTGGAAAAGCTGGCCAGCAGGACCGCGCAAGGTAGCGAAACAGCAGTGCATCAACAAATGGGCAAAGTTTGGATGCGCTAACAACGCAAGCCACATCCAGGCGCATACTGAATGGCTGAAGACGCAGGACGACTGGTTGCGGGGCTTTGTGCCGATGCCGGTAACGTATCTCAATCAGCAACGGTGGCTTGATTGGGAGATGCCTGTAATCACTCGTAAGCAGGACGCGCTTACTGTAATATTAGCCCACAAGGGCGCGCCGATGCCGGAATCTGTGCGGGCAAAGCTCGCAGAACTGAGGACAAGAGCATGACAAGAGCAGAAGCCCGCGTAATCCTCGATTGCCTACGGGCTGGCGATGACTTTCCGCCCGAAGTGATTGAGCTTGCCCTGGTGCTTACTGGCGATCTCGCTCCGACGAACTGGAGGCTGGCATGATTTTGCCAAACAGCACCCTAGAGCAGCGCATCGCACAGCGCATCCAAGAGCGCCGCGACCAGGGGCACGCAGAACATGCGGAAGCACTGCGGCAGCAGTTTCTGGCGATTTTGGAACAGTTCTATCGGGGGCAGGGATGATCGTTAAGTTGCCGTTTCCAGCCGCTGCGCTATTCCCGAACCGCAAGAACGGCCAGCATTGGGGCAAGACCGTCGCAGTGCGCACCGCACAGCATGAGGCAGGCTATCTGCTCACCAAGCAGGCAAAAGGCGACTACACGCCACCTGATGGCCCGATAGCCCTATCCCTGCTGTTTCTGGTGCCTGACAAGCGCAAGAGGGATGCAGACAACATGCTTGCGGCGTCCAAGGCGCTGCTAGACGGCATGGCATACGCGCTCGGGGTGGACGACAGCAGGTTCCGGCCGATTCTCGTTGATTGGCAGCATGGGCCAAAGGGCGGGGCACTTGTGGCGGCGGTCGGTGTCGAAATCAGATCGGGGATGAACCTATGAAACGTGACTGCGACACCTTAGACGACCTCCTGATTGCATGGCACCAGTGGGCCAAAGGCTACCAGTACGTAAGCGACATCCACGGCTCGCCCATGTTCAACCAAGCCAAAAGCCCGCGAGGTTGGGACGCCGTGCAGGACATCGTAGACCACGAAATAGACGCCCCGCGCATGGTTGCCGTCAACTTCCACATCTTTGAGCTTCCATCTGTCCAGTGCACCGCCATCCAGATCAACGCTCGAAACCTAGCTACGGGTAAAGCAGTCTGGAACAGCGCACGGCTACCGGCAGACGTAGAGGAGCGGCAGATCGTCCTGCGAGCTGCAAGGAATGCGCTACGGGATAAATTGATGGCGGCTTGCATTCTTTGAGAATTTCTGGCATCATCGCCGACAGGTGGGCAAGTGCGCCCAAAAATTTCTCCTGGTGTGTTGCACCTTGCCCGATTCGTTCGGGCTTTTTTCTTCTTAGTGAGGCGATATGGGAAACCCTGCATCGTCCGCTGGTAACAGCCGTAAACAGCCGTCAGGCAAGCCATTCCCCAAAGGGGTGAGCGGCAATCCATCTGGACGGCCAAAGCTGCCAGAGGACGTTAAACACGTTCGAGAACTGGCGCGGCAATACACCAG